TGAGCCACATGCCCAGCGGACGATGCGAGAGCTGGTTGAGCAGCTGACAGCCGCCCGCGAGAACCGTGAGCGGCAAAGTCGATACCAAGCAACGGGGCGTGATGACTGAAGCCCAGCTCGTTGCGCAGATCCTGCCAGGCCTTGGCCTTCAGCTTCTGCCCAACAAGTTGGCCGGCGCCGAGCAGCATCAGGCGATCGATCAGCTTTGCGGTACCGGCGCTGGCCGGCGTGCGATCGACGAACACCAGGGCCTGCTGGCGGGCTTCGGCCAGGTGTGCGGCGATGGCCGGGCCATCACCAGGTGCGCAGGCGATCAGCGCGTTTAGCGCGGCGCGCCAGGCGTCCATGGGGTGTGGAGTTAGCTCGATCTCTTCGAGCGCAATTTGCGGCTGATCGGACATGGCGGTGTCCCTCGCTGCTGTTGTGGTTGGGGGGGGTTAGGCGGCCACGGCTTCGCCGGCCTTGAGGCCTAGGGCAACGGCGATGTCATGCGACTGGCCGTAGTTGCCCTTGGAGAAGCCGTTGAGCACTTGGTAAACGGCGCCGGGCGGGAATTTGTTGTCTTCGGCCCACTTGTTGACGGTCAGGCCCTTGGCGCGGAACTCGGCCTTTACTTGGTCGACGGTCTTGGGTTTTTGCTGGGTTGCCATGGCGGTGGCTCCTCGGCGGATGTTTGAAGGTTTTTAAAAATGTTTGTTGTTTGTGGGGTTCATGATGGTACGCAAATGCGTACCTGTCAATAAGGATTGGTACGCCTATGAGTTCTATCGGCGAGCGTCTGCGAGAGGAACGTGAGCGGCTGGGTTTCAACCAAACGGCGTTTGGGGCGATTGGTGGAGTCCAGAAGCAGGCGCAACTGAAATACGAGAAGGGAGAGCGCCAGCCTGATGCTGGTTACCTAGAGGCAGTGGCTAGGGTTAGTGCTGATATCCAGTACATCGTTACGGGGGAGCGCTGCCCTGGATCGCTGACCCCTGACGAAAATGACCTTCTGACTCACTTCCGTGAGGCTCCCCTCGCGGTAAAGGCCGCAATGCTTGCTGCTGGTAAGGCTGGAGTGTCCACGGCGCAGAACGTAGCCACTGTCAGGAAGGGTGTTTCTCAACAGTTCAATGGTCCGGTGGGGTCTGTCACCAGCGGCGATGTCGTGAACCAGAGGAAGTCGAAGGAATGAGCGAACAGCAGTTCAATGGGGCGGTGGAGCAGGTCGCAGCGGGCGATATCAAGAATTTCATCGAGGCCCCCAAGGTCGAGAAGGAGTACCTGTCATCTGCTCAGCGACAGGCACTGAATGCCCTCGTCGCGGAGGTCAGTGTCGAGTGCGAGGTCGAAGCGAGAATCCTCTGGCGTGAAGTAGTGCATGCCCGAGTTGGGGTGGAGCGCATTGGCGAGATCCTCAAGGAGAAGTACCTGGAAGCTCAGGATTCGCTGGTCTGCTATCGCGATAACTACCGCAGGGAAATACGCACGCGCACGCTCATCGCCGAGTTGGACCAGGCCGCGGCTGAGCGCGGCCTGGCCAAGCAGCTTGCGCGCTACTGCCTGCGCGAGTTCGGTGAGCAGTCTTTGGCCGGGCTGAGCATCAAGCAGCTGACTCAGGCGCTACGCTACGTCGACGAGTACCAGCCACCGGCGCCGTTGGTGGCACCACTGTCCGTGGCGGGCTTTCGGATGCTTGCCGTGCGGCACCCCTGGCACTTCACTGCGGTGTTTGCGGTGGGTGCATTGCTTGGGAAGGTGTTTTAGCCAATATCTAGCGGCGAATGATGACTATGGAGGTCGATGATGCGCCTGATTGTGGTTTGTTTGTTGGTGGCGGTTTTAGCTGGTTGTGCGTCGAGTGGCCGGAATTTCAATGCTCAAAATCTGGCGCAGCTTGAACCAGGACGTACAACCTTCGATCAGACGCGTCAGCTCTTGGGGGCTCCTCCTGTGCAGACGGTACTGGCCCCTAGCGGTAATAGCGTGAGCTATTGGCGCTTCATTCGTGTCAATGGATTCTCGGGTAATACCAGCATCACGGAGGCCGGATTGGTGTTCACACCTGGTGGCACCTTTGTGCGGATTCTGCAGCTGCAGAACATTGATCTGTCTCAGGCTGATCGGCACCGGCTGATGGTGCTTCCTGCAGCGAGTTCCAGTTCCGTGCCAGCTTCTCAGGCTCAGCCGGGCGTATCTCGTGAACAGCAGCTGCAAGAGCTGCAGAACACCCAGGGTCTGAGCTACGACGAGTATCAGCGGCGGTACAAGGCGATCAACGGCCAGTGAGATGCCAGTAATTAGGAGTGATCAATGGACATGAAGCAGCAACTGGACAAGATGTTTGAAGAGCGCGAAGCCAGGCAGCGGGCGAAGAAGGATGAAGCGGATACCAAGGCATCGGCTGAGTCCGCCCGCCGCAATGCCTGGCTGACGTTCATCAATACAACCCTTGAACCGGCCTTGAAGGACTTCGCCCGCACCCTTACAGCTAAGGGCGTGGAGGTAGAAACCGGCATCGATAACGTTTCCCCAGTCGTGGGTGGCTGGGTTTCTATGCTGGTTGCCAGCACAGATCGTTCTGTAAAGTGGCAGGCCTCTTCGCTGAGGATTGCTTGCCTGGACACGATTAAGTTCACTGGCGAGGTATGGGGTAGGAAAAGCAAGACACCTTTCAGCCACGCGCCGGTAAAAGGTTCGATTGAATATGCCAACAGGGAAATGGTCGAGAGCCAGCTATTGGCTTTTGCTGAGAAGGTTATTAGAGCGGCCGAGTAGGTCGATCCGCTATTGAAACAAGGGCGCTGCAACGGCGCCTTTTGTGTTTTTCGGCTAGCCGAAAAGACCCCCCGCGCGCGCGAGGCGAAGCTGTGATCTCTCCCCCGGTCGGACTGCCGGTATGAGCACAGCAACAGGCCATGGAATGGCCGAACTCGGAGCGCAATCATGTCTCAAGCCTGCAAGCCCAAGCGCCGTCTGCCGCGCATGACGGTCCTGGCCGTCATCTCCCTGATGTTGCTGGTCGCAATCTGGTTCGTGCGACCGGAACAGCTACAGGTTGTGTTGTACAAGATCAGCCTGGTCACCATCGGCGGTGTGCTGGGGTACTGGGTTGACTACGCCATTTTCTACGGCGAGGCATGCCCCCAGGAGCATGACAACTTCATCGATCACGGCTTGGCCTGGCTACGTAAGGCGCTGATCGTGCTGGCGTGCATCCTCGGCCTGACGCTGGGGCTCTGATCATGGGCACCCCGCAGATTATCTGGTTGCTGCTAGCAGCCATTGGCCTTGGTGCCGCTCTGGTGAGCCACGGAAAGCCCATCAAAGTATCGGCCTCGATCTATTTCGTCCGTGTTTTTGTCGTAGGCCTGTTGCTGGTTTGGGGCGGATTCTTCAGCCAGGCAGATGCCGCCAGCATTCCAACCGCTGCAGAGCAGCACCGCCGCACACTGGTACGCGCCGCCCATGCCGAGTGGGGCCTGGGCGCCCCTGTGGCGACGTTCGCCGCGCAGGTTCACCAGGAGAGCGCCTGGCGCTCCAATGCCCGCTCGCCGGTCGGCGCCGAAGGCCTGGCGCAGTTCATGCCCGCAACTGCCGATTGGATGGCCGAGATCTACCCGCGCAGCGTGGGCCCGGCGCAGCCGTACAACCCTGGCTGGGCGCTGCGCGCCATGGTGGCATTCGACCGCTGGCTGTACGAGCGCAACCAGGCCGTGAGCGAGTGTGACCGCTGGGCCTTTGTGCTGGCCGGCTACAACGGTGGCAATGGCTGGGTGAATCGTGACCGTAGGCTGGCTTCGGCTAAGGGTGCCGACCCGCTGGCCTGGTTCGATTCCGTCGAGCGGCACAACGCTGGCCGCTCGGCTGCCAACTTCCGCGAGAACCGCCATTACCCGCGCGCCATCCTGCTGCGCTGGGAGCCCATGTATGCGGCTGCCGGCTGGGGGCCTGGCGTGTGCGCCGACAGGTATAGCCGCCATGAAGATCCCAACGCTGTTTCTGCTCGCCACGTTGACCACCAGTTCGCCTGCCGCTTGCTCCCGGAACTGGCTGGCTGCCGCAGACCTGAACGTATCGCCACCGCCCCGAGTTCGCCCGGCCCAGCTCTGGCCACCCGAACGCGCGGACAAACGACCACCCATGCCGCGCTGGTTGCGGCGCCGGCTCAAGCGTAAGGGGCGGTAATGAATAACGTCATCGGCTGGATCGCTGACCACTGGTATGTGCCGATCTTCGTGGCACTGATGTACCTGATGTGGGCCTACGGCGAAAGCCAGTACGACCTGGGGCACAGCACCGCCCAGGCCAAGGGCGACAAGGCCCTGGCTGACCTGCGCGAAGAGCACCAGAAACTACGCGCCGACGCCGCCGAACAGAACCTGGTGCTCTACCGCCAGCAGGTGGAGCGCGCCAACCAGGCCGAGCTGGTGTTCCTGGATGCTCAGGACGAGATCGGCCGGCTCAAGCAGCAACTCACACAGGAGCGCATCAACCGTGTCTCGACTCAATACGCCCCGGCGCGCGGCGCTGCCCCTGTGGCTGCTCCTCGCTTCGTTGTCACTTGTGGCTGGCTGCGCGACTTCAACGCAGCGCTTGGAGCCACTGCCCCAGCTCCAGCCGGCTGCCGAGCCTACGCCGGCTCTCAAGAAGCGGCCTGGCCCGCCCCCGGCTCTGACGCCGAACTACTGGAAAGCGGCGTTACCGCAGCGGACATCCTGGCCCATGCGCGTGACTACGGCGCTTGGGCGCTCGCCAACCTTGCGCAGCTGAACGCGCTGATCGACCTACACGACAAGGACAAGCCCTGATGGACTTTGACTACCTGCTGCGCCTCGGCCAGTTCCTGTTCACCGTGGTGGTGGGCCTGTTTTCGTACATGTCGGCACGCAAGGCCAGCTCCAAGGTAGAGGCCGAAGCATTGGCCACCCGCCTGACCGGGCAGGACAACCGCCTGCTGGTCCTGGAGCAGCAGATGAAGCATCTGCCCAGGAGCGAACAACTCACCGAGCTGGCCGAGAAGCTGGCCGAGCTGGGTGGCGACATGAAGGGCATCAAGTCCGACGTGGCAGGCATCAACCGCTCCCTCGACCCGCTTAATCGCTCGGTCGATCGCCTTAACGATTACCTCCTACACAGCAAGTGAGGCTGCGATGATCAACCAACCTTTCGCCGATTTTCTGCGCCAGGATCAGCGCCTGGTGATGCTGCGCATCCTCTCTGAGCTGCCGCAGTACCGTTCCAACTCCTCGGTGATCGCCAACCTGCTGGGCCAGTTCGGGCACCACCCGAGCCGCGACCAGGTTAAGGGTGATCTGGTTTGGCTTGGCGAACAGGGCCTGGTGT